TACGCTGACCTCGAAGGGCCAAACCATCCCCTTGATAAATTTCACCGTTGCTCCGCGGCGTAGACTTAAGCGAGCGCCGAAGTCGTTAAAGGCTGCAGTCTTCCGGAGCGGTGTTAAGAAGCCGATCCCTGGGGCGTTTATCGCGACAGCGGGGACTCATTTGGGAGTCTTTATGCGTTCGACAAAGAAGCGGCTCCCGATTCAAGAGCTTCGCGGGCCGGCGGTGCCGTCCATGGTAGGTAACGAAGAGGTACGAGAGCATGTGCAGCAGGTTTTCGCAGACGAAATGGTCAAACGGCTGCCGCATGAGCTGGACCGGACGCTAGGGAGGCTGAGAATGTGACCCCAGAATTATTAATGGAGAAGCTGCAGCAGTACCTGCAGGAGATCACGAAGAACATCCTTCTTGGTCCTCGTAAGTTGCAGCCAAACATCTATAAGGTGGACCTGCCGGCAAGGGCGACGCCGGAATACGACGATCAGGAGACTGATATCAAGCCGGTGAACACGACCTTTCCAGACGAGCCGGATGAACGGTTCCCATTCATCTTAATCGTTTTCAGCAATGCTGAAGATAACGAAGAAGATTATCAGACGCTGCAGGTGGATTTCATTTTTGCATGCGAGGGAGAAGGCCGCGATGCTTACATGGATGTTTTGCATCTCATAGAGCACGTCAGGATTTCTTTATTGCGTGAAACTTATAATGGATGGCCAGCTCGGTTAACTCGACCTATTACTCGAGGCTTTAACGAAGAACAAGTCGTCGGCCATTGGATGGGTTACATGTCAACCACATGGGAAGCACCATCAATCGAACAGGAGGTATGGAAGCATGGCTACTACTAAGAAAAATCCGAAGGAAGAAGATCAGGATCGCGTCGCTCCTGTATTGACCGAAGATGATACGGTCAAAGCAGCAGAGGCGCCTTTGGTAACAGAGCAGCTGATCTACATCGGCCCGACCATTCGCAAGAACGGAGCCGAGATTCGGACGAACCGGGTATTTATCGGCGGGCATCCTGCGCATCTGGAGCCTTTATACACAGAATATCCACATATCAAGTCGCTGTTTGTACCGGTGGATAGGCTGCAGGAGTCCTTAAAACAAATTAATCAGACGGGAACGGCACTTAATACAGCCCTCCTGTCGCTGAAAGGAGTTTGACCATGGCTGAATTTCATGGTGTAAAGACAACCGAAGTGTTTCAACCCAAGGCAGCGGTCGTGCAGACGAACACGCTGCCTATTTATTTCGGCACGGCTCCGATCAACCAGGTCGCTGATCCGGCTGGAGCGGTAAACAAGATCATCATTGCCAAGAACCTCGAGGACTTCCGGACTAAGCTCGGATTTTCTTACGACTGGAAGTCGTTCACACTCTGCGAAGCTGCGGATGCGCATTTTGTCCAGAATGAGCAGGGGCCGATCGCTTTCGTGAACGTGCTGGATGTGACAGATGCAGAAGTCACGGCGCCGGCGGCAGCCACGTTCGTGGATGGGATTCATACGATCGATAAAGAAGGCGTGCTGAAAGCAACGGTAACGGTGGCAGATGGGGCCACAACCTTTGAACAAGGCAAGGATTATACCCTCACATTTAATGCTGCAGGCAAGCTGGTCATCGCCATTGTAAATGGCGGCGCTATCCCGGCGGGAACAACGTCTCTGCAGGTAGGATACAGCACGCTGAAGCCGTCCAACGTAACAGCCAGCCGGATCATCGGCGGCACGGATGCGCAGACGGGCGAGCGCTCAGGCCTTGAACTGATCGAGGATGTATTCTTGGAGACCTCCTTCGTACCGAACCTGATTGTTGCTCCGGGCTGGTCGCATGATCCGGTGGTGGCTGCCGTGATGGTTGCTAAATCCAAGAACATCAATGGTCTATTCGAAGCTCATGCGGTTACCGACCTGGACGCGAATCAAAAGTATGTAGATATTGCGGCGTGGAAGGAAGAGAACGGGTATACCGACATGCTTCAAACGAATACGTACCCGATGACAACATACAAAGGACGCCTTTATCACATGTCTACTCTGGTAACGGCTGACATGGTCGCCACTGACGCGCAAAATGAGGGCGTGCCGTATCAGACTCCATCAAACCAGCCAATTACTGCAGACGGTCTGGTATACGCGGATGGAACGCCGGTACGGATCCCGTTTGATCAAGCGAACGTCTTGAATGCCAACGGCATTGTAACAGGCATCCGCTGGACTGATGGATTCAGAGCATGGGGCAACTACACCGGAGCTTATCCGGAGTATAAAGACGCCCAGCGTTCATTTATCCCAGTTCGACGGATGATGTCGTACATCAAAAACCAGTTAATTCTGAGGCACTGGGAGCAGGTGGACAATCCACTTAATCGCCGCCTGATCGAGTCGATCGCCGATGGAGCGAACATTTGGCTTAACGGGTTGGTCGGCGCGGGTTACCTTCTCGGAGGTCGCGTAGAATTTCTCGCAGCGGATAATCCGGACGATCAACTCGGCAATGGCAAGATGGTGTATCGCATTTATATCACGCCGCCATCCATGGCCCAGGAAATTGAGTTCCTTGTCTTCTACGACGCATCATATTTGGCTGCATTGACGGCAGCTTAAGGAGGGGTTTACGTGAAAGGAAAAATTCCAATTAAGTTGACTGGTATGAAGGTGTACCAGGAGGGCAGTAACAACGACTTTGCAACGGGAGATATCACCCTTCCATCACTTACTTCCATGACGGACTCTTTAACAGGAGCCGGTATTCTTGGTACAGCTGATATCCCTGCAGACGGACATTTTGAATCCATGGAGCTCGGGATTACGTGGAGAACCATAAACAGAGATGTCTTCAACTTGATGGGTTCGTCTGCTGGACTGGAAATCCGGGGGGCTTTTAGCGGATGGGATAATGCCAAGACCGCGATGGAATACACGCCGATTAAAATTGTTGTTCGCGGCATGAGCAAGGGCGTCGATCTCGGTACCCTTTCTCAAAATGCGGCAACCGACACGACCAGCACTATCGAGGTCATCTACATTAAAATCTTTATCGATGGTCAAGCCGTGCTCGAATTCGATCGATTTAACTATCTTTACCGGATTAACGGGCAAGACGCTCTGTTGGATGTGCGAAAAGCGCTGGGATTGGCTTAATTTGAGAGGAGAATGGAACTATGAGCGATAAAGTAGTAAACACAGAAAATTTGGAAGATATCAAGCCGGCCGGGACAGTAATTAAGCTGTCCCGGCCTATTTCATGGGAAGGCGTAGATTATTCGGAGTTAACGCTCGATTTTGATCGCCTCACAGGTGATGACATCATGGCGATTGAGTCGGACTTTATGGACTTCATTAAAGGACAGAAGAATGTATACGTCCAATTCAAGGGAGAACATCCTGGCTACCATGCAGTGACGGCCGCAAAAGCGGCTGGCGTGAGTCCATTCATGATCAAAAAGCTTCCGGCACGTGATTTCTTGAAAGTGACAGGTGCTGCGAAAGGTTTTTTGAACGGTTTGGATTAGGTGAAGATCCTGCGCGCAACGTAATGAAAATCTCGATTCGATTGTCTAAAAGGATGAAAGCGGACATTCCTTACTGGATGAGCCAGCCGTTTTGGACGATCTGGGAATGGCACTCTGCTGACATCGAAGTATACGAGGAAGATAAAGCTCAGAGAGGAGGGGGTTAATCGATGCCAAAAAAATACGAAATGTCGTTCGAGTTGAACGGTGAGATCGACCCCCGACTAAAGAGGACGTTCGACGAGCTCAGTAATGATGTCCTTGATCTTCGCAAGGATCTCAATACGCTCCGCAAATCCGGAAGCTTTGACGAGATTACCAAGGATGCGGATCGAGCGTCTGGCGCCTTCAGTGAGCTCAGGGAAGACGTTCGCGAATTCGGGGATGTCCTGCAGCGCGTCGGGCAGTATACTGGAGCCTACGCCATCATCGACAGGGTGACCGGATCGATCGGTGAAATGATCACTACGATCGGGGAACTGGATGCTCAATCCGGACAGCTCGCAGCTGCTACAGGAGCCACAGCGGGCGAATTAGAGGGTCTTCAAGACATTTCCCAATCATTGTATCGGCAAGGCCTGGGCGAGGGCGTCAATGATCTCACTGACGCTCTGGTGATCGCGAGAAACGTAACAAAGCAACAGGGCGACGAACTAGCGACAACCACCAGAAATGCCATTGTGCTTCAAGACGTTTTCCGGTTCGACATCCCTGAGTCCGTGAAGGCGTCAGACACCATTATGCGGCAATTCGGTACCACTTCCGAGGAATCCATGAACCTGCTCGCCCAGGGGGCTCAGCGGGGGCTGGATAAGTCCGGCGAGCTTTTGGATTCGGCCAATGAGTACGCGCCGCAGTTCGCTGCCCTCGGGTACTCCGCGAATGAGATGTTTGACTTTTTCGCGGCCGGCCTTGAGGCTGGTGCCTGGAACCTTGATAAGGTTGGGGATTTAGCGAAAGAATTCAATATCCGGATCCAGGACGGCAGCGAGAAGACTGCCGAGGCACTGGCGGCCCTGTTTGCTCCGGAAGGCATTGAAGAATTTACAACAGCCCTGACCAAAGGGGGAACCAAGTCAGCTGAGTATTTGCAATTGCTTAAGCACGTTTCTGCCGATACCGCCAAGGAGATGGTCAAGAACTTGCAGAAGGGCGGCAAAAAGGCTGAGGATACCTTCCTTGCGATCTCAGGTATGATGGGCGGCGGGGACAAAATCCTGGCCGATTTGAGTACTGGCGCTCTCAAGGGCAAGGACGTCATGCAGCAGGTCATTCAAGAGCTGAACAACATCGAGGACCCGGTGTATCGGAATATGCTGGGCGTCGAGCTCTTCGGCACGCAGTGGGAAGACCTCGAAAAAGATGTCGTGGCGGCGCTCGGTTCCGTCCGGAGCCAGTTTAATATGACGGAGTCCACCATGGAAGACATGGCTGCCGTCAAATACGACAACCTGACGCATGACCTGAAAGTGCTTGGTCGTGAGCTTATGGATGAAGTGATCATCCCGATCGGCGAGGATTTGATGCCAGTCTTGCACGATTTAACGGACTGGGCCTCGGACAATAAGGATCTCATCAAAGCTATCGGGCTTGGGGTTCCGGCTGCACTGCTTGCTAAGAATTCGGTTGGCATGGTCAAAGACATCACCAGTGTGGGTTCAGCCCTGTTCGACACAACCAATGGCGTAAGTAAATTCGGCCGAGTGGCTGGGTTGCTCACGAGCCCTGTTGGGTTAGCTATTGGTGCTGTCGGTGCGTTGACTGCAGGAGTGATTGCCTACAAAAACCATCAGGAAAAGGCGCGTCAAGCTCTGATCAATATGGGGGATGCTCTGGATGGTGCTTTTGATAATTATAACGATATCGAGCACCAGACAAAGCGAACCAGGAATCTGATCCGTGAGTACGATCGACTCGAGGAGAAAATCAACAACACGAAGACGCCTGCAGCGGAATTGGCCGAAGCGCGTAGAAAGCAAAAAAATGTTGAAGAAGAGCTCATTGCGCTAAACCCTGAAATTTTGAAGGCGGAAGACGCCAAGAGTGATAGTTTCCGGGAGCAGCTGGGTCTTGCTGACAAACTCAACCAGACACAATTGGAGATGGAGAAGCGTCGATTAGATGCTGAAATCCTAGATACTCGTTCTCAACTTCCTCAGTTGAAGGAAGAGTATCAATCCATGACGGAAAACTTATCAGAGTATGAGCAAGCATACCAGAAAGCGCGTGAGTCCTACGTTCAGTATCAGGATTTTGTGAACCGTCAAGAAAAGATCATCAACACAACTACTGGCGAAGAACAAGCTCGAAAGTTGGCAGAGCTCGCAGCTGAAATCGAAAGTGTGACAGGTAAGTTCTACGGAAATAACTGGAGTAACATGCTCTTTGATTTCCAAGGTATGAAAAAGGCATTCGATTCCAACTACGAAAGCTTGACGAAAACACAACAAGAAATCATTACAACCGAGCAAACCTTCCAGAAGTTTTATGATACGCAGGCTGCATTGATTGAACTGAACCTCGGCGCTCCTATTGAGGATATGGCTCAGAAATACGATGAGCTTACCGCAAAGGAAAAGGCACGGTTCGACAGTGCTATGCGACAGCTTGAGACCTTAAACGAAGAAATGAACAACCTACCGCTCGAGAAACAAATTGATGTTTCTGTTGTTTGGCGGCAGGCCGGGGTCCGACCAGGGTCCAACATGCAGTCAATGGAGGCTTATGCAGACGGTGGTTATGCCGACAAGCCATCTATCTTCGGCGAGGCTGGGCCGGAGATGGCCATCCCGATCAATAACAGTCAACGCTCTCGAGATCTGCTTGCTATGACTAGCCGGATGCTTGGTGTTGATTCTGGACAAGGAGATAGTCCTTCAGTTAACTTTAGCCCAGTTATTCATGTAAACGGTGGTGCTGGCAATGTAGAGGGTCAGGTGAAGGAGGCTCTTAGTATAGGACTTCGAGAATTTGAAAACCTGTACAAACAAATGCAAAGAAACAGGCAAAGGGTGGGCATGTCACAATGAAAACCTATAGAACGATTCAGGGCGATACTTGGGATGGTATCGCCTTTTCTATTGCCGGCGCTGAATCATTTATGGTGCCGCTAATAACGGCCAATCCTGACCATACGGAGAAAGTCATTTTTCCGGCAGGGATCACGCTGCAGGTACCGGATATTCCGGTCGCATCGGCGTCTACACTGCCGCCATGGCGTCTGGAGGAAGAATCATGAAGACAGTACAGGATGGACGTCATGCGTATCTGATGCTCAAATACAACGGTAAGGAAATGGGGACCGAGTATCTGAGCAAGTACCTGATGGACTTTTCTTACACCGACGGAGCGCCTGGAGATCAGGACAACATCACGATTACCCTAGATGACCGGGAAGCGAACTGGCAAAAAAATTGGAAGCCCGAATTTGGCGATAAGTTGATCGCAGAGATCACGGTGGTCAACTGGGATAAACCCGGTCAGAAGGCCAAACTGCCTTGCGGATCGTTTGAGGTGGATGCGATCGACATCGACGGCCCGCCTGATACCGTAACGATCCAAGCGCTGGCTTTGCCTCTAGGTGGCTACCAGGCGAAGCAGGAGGAGCGTACGAAGGCGTGGGAAAAGGTCAAACTTAAAACCATCGCCCAAGATATCGCGGCTCGCGCGAAGCTTGGCCTGGTTTATTCAGCGTCCTCAAATCCGACTTATGATCGGATCGATCAAACGGATCAGTCGGACCTCTCCTTTTTGATCCAGATTGCCAAGGATGAGGGAATCGCGGCCAAGTTATCCGGCGGAAAACTCGTGCTCTTTGATGAAGCCGAGTATGAAAAGAAGCCAGCGGTCCTGGACATAGTTCGCGGCGAGAGCAATATCATATCGTACAGTTTTAGCGAGAGCAGCGCTAATCGAGCGTATGGATCATGCGTAGTCACTTATCGGCCGCCAGCCCCGGCTAAAAAGGCGAAAAAGAAGAGCAAGGGGAAGGCAACGACGTCGGCGCTTGCTGCAGCACCAAAAAAATCGGTGACCCCGAAAGTCATCACAGGGAAATACAGTCTCCCTAACGCAAAGGATCTCCCGGTTCTCCGGATCAACGAACGGGTTGAATCAGTGGCCGAAGCGAATCGTCTGGCCAAGAATCGGCTGCGAGAGCAAAATAAACAGTCCGGTCAGGCACGCTTTACGTTGGACGGCGACATCCGGCTTGCTTCGGGCATTACGGTTAACGTCAAGGGGTACGGACGTTTTGACGGCAAGTACATTATCGATAGCGCAACGCACAGCTTTGGGACGAACTCGTATAGGACGGAAATCGAAATTCGGAAGGTATTGGGGTGGTAATCATGGAATCAAGCCAATTTCGAAATATATTCCGTATCGGAGTATGCTCCACTGTAGATCCTGAAATCGGTACGGTGACAGTGGTCTTCGAGGATCGTGACGACATGGTTTCTGCAGATCTGCCCATGCTTACTCGTGGTGGATGGGCTCGAAGTAACGACTTGCCTGAGCCTGGTCAAGAAGTGGCCTGCTTGTTTTATGCAAATGGAGTATCTGATGGCATTTGCCTCGGTGTGATCGATGACGAAGAGGACCCGCCAGGTAATCCCGATCAAAGAGGGGTATGGTTCGAAGACGGCTCTTATGTCTATTATGATCGAACTGCTCAAAAGCTTATGGTTAAGGCTGCCGGCGGCGTGAAAATAGAAGGGGACGTCACCATTACCGGTAATCTAACCGTAGACGGCAGCATAACACGAGGCGGTGAGAATGTATGAAAATAGGTCTGGGAGCTCTTGGGGACGTGGTATTCATTTCCTCGTTCCGGACTCCAATCAAGGTAAGGACATTCCGAGATTTCCAGCGTGATTCCTCGGCTAGATGGGGGACCAATGAGATCCATCTGCAAAAGCCCCGCAGCCAGTTCATGGGCCCGGGGCTTGATACGATTTCGTTCACGATGCAGTTCGATGCGCGGCTTGGTATGAATCCCCGGAAGGAAATGGAGAAGCTGATGGATTATCAGAGGGACGGCAAAGTTCTGCTGTTGCAGATCGGTGGAAAACCCTTAGGGCAGGGGAAATGGAAGATAACGAGCCTGACCCAATCTTGGGAAGACATTGATCGGGAGGGTAATCTCCTCAAAGCCGGCCTGTCCGTTACATTGGAGGAATACGTATGATTCATGAAGTGAACGGAACGCTGCCGGCGCCTATGCGATTTGGGCTGACCGGTATCGAATCCATCAAACAAAATATACAGGTCATAGCAAGTACATTTACAGGCACGGTCCCTTTGGATCGTGCCTTTGGTATATCTCCGGATGTTGTTGACCAGCCGGATATCATAGCTCAAGCGCTCCTCGTAAACGAGCTCACGGCTGCCATAACGGAATTCGAGCCGCGGGCAGAAGTGGTTGATATCGAATTCGAGCAAAGTGAGGAAGAGCAAGGCAAATATGTGGCCGTTATCCGGTTCGTAGAAAGGCAGGTGCAGTGATGGCGCTCGTAGATTTACCAGATATTCAGTTTGTTGAGCAGGACGTTGACAAGGTATTCCAGGAGCTGGTGGACGTCTTCCAAGGAATCACCGGCAGGACGCTAAACCGGGCAGATCCGGAAATGCTCGTTTTACGCGCGTTCGCCCTGCTGTTTGTACAGCAACGAGTCCTAATCAATCAGGTCGCCAAGGGGGAGCTGCTACGGTATGCCAGAGGAATTATTCTCGATTACCTCGGAGAGCCGAACACCCCCCGGCTGCAGGCGGAGCCAGCAGTAACCACCGAGCGGTTTACCCTTTCAATTCCCTTGGTCACGCCGCAGATCATCCCAGCAGGCACCCGGATCGCACCGGATGGGGCAGAAGGAATGATTATGTTTGCTACACGGGAGGCGGTAACCATCCCGGCCGGGAATACGACGGCGGACGTCTTGATTGAATGTTTGACGCCGGGTGTAATCGGAAACGGATTTCTTCCGGGGCAGCTGACAACGCTCATCGATCCGTTACCGTTTGTTGCGTCTGTGGCAAACCTGACGACAACCGCAGGCGGCGCCGACACGGAGGATGATGATTCATATCGGGAACGCATCAGGATGGCCCCAGAATCGTTTTCTACGGCCGGACCGGAGCAAGGGTATATTTATTGGGCCAAGACTGCTAGCGCCGCCATCGTGGACGTGGCGGCCGTGTCAGAGGCACCGCGAGAGGTGACCATCATCCCTTTGCTTGAGGGTGGCACTATGCCTACTCAGCCTGTCCTTGATGCGGTGGCGGAGAAGGTGAATTCGCGGCGCATCCGTCCATTGACCGATCTGGTGACCGTCCAGGCTCCCGAGGCAGTCCCTTATGAGATCGAGCTGACCTATTACATCAACAGGGAGCGCGCAGCCGAATCTGAAATCATTAAAGCGGCAGTTAATCAGGCAGTGGCATCATATGCCCTGTGGCAAAAATCTAAGCTAGGGCGGCACATCAATCCGTCAGAATTAATCGGACGGATCATGAATGCAGGGGCGCTTCGGGTAAACGTGGTCAGCCCGGTCTATACACCGATAACCGATCTACAGGTGGCCCAGGATACTGCGATCAACGTCACTTTTGGAGGGCTTGCCGATGATTGATATCGCACAGATCAGCATTTATGACCTGCTGCCCCCGAATGCCCAGGCAGACCCTACCGTGTCGGCAGCGGCTCGAGCGCTGGACGGCCACATGCAAGAACTTACGCAAAAGGCGAAGGACCTCTCTTTTTATCAGCGGTTGCTTGAAGGGAGGATCACTGATGCCGAGGCAGACGAACGGGCCTGGCAGGATCACGTAGATTTCTGGGACACCTCTTTGCCGCTACAGCAGAAGATTCAACTGCTTCTGAATGCTAAGGAGTTTCACCAGATCAAAGGGACGCCCGCGGCGATCGAGGATTTAATCACGATCCTTTTCGGCGAGGGGAAGGTCGAAGAATGGTTCGAGTATGGCGGAGAGCCTGGATATTTTCAGGTCATCACCAATAATCCGGAAGTGACTCAGGAGAGAGCTCAGGAGTTTTATCGGGCCGTGGAATCCGTGACGAGGCTAAGTGCTCATCTGGAGCGTGTGATCCTGTCTCAGTCTGAACTGATGAATCTCTATTTTGCGGGAGTCCTCCGGATGGGCGAGAAAATGACAGTGAGGATGGTGTAAAATGGGCGCTTTTGGCGGTTTGATTCAAACAAATAAAGGGCGGAACTTGCAGGCAAAGGCTGAGGCAGGCGCACAGCTTAAATTCACGAGGATGGGGGTCGGAGACGGGCAGCTCGGCGGCCAGTCCATCCCCTCATTAAATAAATTGATCCATGAAACGATGTCCCTCCCGATCACCCGTTTGAAGCCGCAGCTTCCGGCTCAGGCGATAGTAGGGGCGGTATTATCCAACCAAGACGTAACAACGGGATTTTTCTTCCGGGAGCTCGGCATATTTGCTCAAGATCCGGACGAAGGAGAAATCTTATATGCCTACGGTAACTCCGGCAGCGGTGCCGAGTATATCCCTCCAGCAGGAACTGCGGACATCATCGAAAAGACGATCGACATGATCGTCACGTTTGGCCAAGCTCAGAATGTATCGGCTGTGATTAATAGTTCCTTGATTTTCGCAACGCCTGATGATGTAGCTGCTGGTGTGACTGAAGCAAAGGCTTATACTGATCAGAAGGTCAGCGTTTTAGAGACTCCATCAGGTGAAGCAACAGGGACAGTGGTCAACGGGAACACTGCATACACAGCGACATTAACCCCGGCACCGACCAGCCTGAAAAAATTCATGCGTGTAGTTGTTAAGGTGAACGTTGCCAGCACAGGATCACCGACCTTCAACTTTAATGGTTTGGGGGCTAAGGCTGCGCTTAAAGCAAATGGCAGTCCTGCCAGTTTAAAGGCAGGCGGAGTTTATACCTGGGTATATGACGGAACGGCTTTTATCTTACAGGGTGAAGGGGGGGAGGTAGGAACAGCGACAGCAGCTGACGTGTTGGCAGGAAAGACGTTTCCAGGGGAGGACGGTTTGGTTACCGGGACCATGCCTAACCTTACAGGCATCAGGACGGCTACAGGCGCGGCTAAATGGCCAGATGGAGCTCTTGCCGTATATCCCGAGAAGGGATATCAAAAAGGTGGAGCTGGTGACGGCGAGATCAAGGTAACCACAGCACAGTTACAAGCCGCAGAAAGTGCGCTTCGTTCTGACAATATCAAGAATGGAGCTAACATTTACGGTGTGCCAGGTAAGTCTACCGTAGTCGATACGGCCGATGCTGTACTGGATCCGCAGTATCTACTTGTCGGTCAATCCGGATACGATGACGGGGTTAAAAAGGCCGGTCAGATGCCAAATCGAAGCGCGGAGAATGTGCATATGCCGGGGCTTGAAGCTACGGTGTGGGCAGGAGATCGGTTCTTCATAAAGCCCCCGCGCGGGTTCTTTGATGGTTCGTCCTGGGTGACGGCGGCAGTTCCTGGATTAACAGCATCTAATTTGCGTGCAGGAGTCAATGTGGCGGGATTGATAGGTACCTTGGTCGAGGGTAAGCGTTTGTTCTATGCTGAGTATCCAGGCGATGGGGGCATAAAAAACGTTAACCCCGGGTTTAACTTCAGGGCAGTATTAATATATAACGACAGTCTGGCTGGGGCAGGCGTGATAGTAAGACCAGACGGCTCTCCGCTTAGTTTTAGAGACAACAATTATTACCGTATCGACCTTTATAATATAACAGCTCAATCCTTTGATATGTCGACAGTAGCAGGAAGTGGGACCCACCATGTTTACATTTACAGCCAATAATCGGGAGGTGGAAATATGAAGAACGTTGGCAGTCGGATTTACTTTGATAAACTAACTGGTGAGGTCTTGGTTGATACGGGTCACAGGCGTGTACTTGATGATTTCGTGGTTCCTAGCGTTGAAGATGATTTCCGAGTCTTCACCAAACTAAGTGAACGGAATCCGGAAACAGTCGGAATGCTCGAGCTGGAGTACGGGCAGTATGCGGACGATTTTAGAGAGGCCGATAAATCGTTTTACAACGGTTACGGATACCGCGTCAATCCAGACACTCAAACGTTAGAGTTCGCGTATCCAGATCCAAACGAACCGGAAGCACCGCCTGTATTCCGAAAGCCATTGACGCAAGAAGTCGATGAGCTGAAGCAAGAAAACACCTTGCTGAAAGCACAAAACAATGCATTGACTGAAAGAACGGAATTTATCGAGGATGTCATCGCCGAGATGGCTCAGCAGGTTTACCAGTGATTCGCCGGCTCCTGTACTGGATACTCTGGAAAGGAGGTGGAGGCGACATGATGGCGATGTTTTTTGCTCAACGTGTGATCCTGGGTAAAACCAAGTACAACGAAGTACCATCCACATTGCAGCCAGGCGTACGTGACATCCTGGTCGAGAGTGGACTGGAGTTTCTGATCGTAGAATAGTTTCAGAAGCAGCGCCGCAAGGCGTATTTTTTATGCCCCTGGGTGGTCCGGGGGCTTTTCTTTATACAGAACAGGGGGAGAGGGTCATGCAGGAAGGAGACGTGATTGAAATTGAGCAATTACGATCTAAACAAGAAGAGTTAACGCAACACCTCCAGAACCTTAGCGGTGAGTTTGCTCGATTGTCGGCGGAGGCTGTCGCGGCCGAGCAACGGTTTAAACTGATCGAGCAGACAGCGGATCGTCACGATGATGAGATTCGCCAGCTTAAGGATTCGACCAGGTTAATGCAAATTCAATTTGAGCAGGTGATGGGCAAGATCGACACCCTCGAAATGAAGCTGTTTAACTGGCTGCAGCAGACTCAGAAAGAGAACGCGAAAGAGCGGACAGCCAGCCAAAAGCAATGGATGCAATTTCTACAGTTTGTGCTCGGTGGGACGATTATCGCCATCGTCACCTTCATTTTTGCTAAGGGGGCGTTCGGGCCATGAAGCTTGTTGATCTTCGGGGGAAGCTCCCGACCCACAAGACAAAGCGGTATAAGACGCGCCGGCTGTCGGATATCCGATCGATCGCGATCCACCATTCGTTGACCTTCTCGGGCACGCCAGAAGCCTTCGCCAACTATCACGTAAATACGAATGGCTGGCCAGGGATTGCCTATGCGTTTGTGGTCCAGCGCGACGGCACCGTTTATTTATGCTGGGGCCCTGAGATGGTCACATATCATGTAGGGAACAGCAACAGGCACGCCCTTGGGATATGCATGGTTGGAGACTTCCGGACTCAGCAGCCGACGGCGGAGCAGTATCAGGCGACGATTGATTTAGTCCGTCAGCTCCGCAAGGTGATTCCATCTGCTCAGATCAAGGGCCACAACGAGTACCCAGGCTATGCTTGGAAATCGTGTCCGGTGATCAACATGGATAAATTCAGAGACGATTTAGACCAAAATCCAGAAAGGGTTGAGGATATGAATGCAGCAGAAAAGGCAGCGTTCGAAGCTTTGGAACGAAAAGTCGTGGGCTTAGAAGCCAGCAATAAGGTTTTGAAGAAAGGGCTGCAAGAGCAGGGTGCATCACTGAAAAAGCAACGGGCACGCATCGAGGAGCTTGAAAGGCTTCAGAAAATGGACGTGCCGAGCTGGGCTGAAGATGCAGTGAATGAAGCGTTTAATGCTGGTCTGATCTCAACGAAAAGCCCGAGCAGTTATGAATTCTATCGCATGTTAACTGTTTTGGCGCGTGGCGGCTTGCTAATTAAGAGAGGAGATGTTTAATCATGGATAATAACAAATGGAGAAATTATGGTATGTGGGTGTCGATCGTAGCTGCAGTGTTGCTAGTGGCACAAGCATCTGGGGATTTATTCGGGTTTACGTTAACGGAGGAATTGAACACCAAGATCATGGCGCTTGCAGTTGCCGTTCTAGGCCTCCTCGTGTTGCTCGGCATCATCTCAAACCCAAAAGAGGGGAAAGGCTACAAAGACGACACACATAAAACGAATAAGTTTCTGTAAACGATGACCCTGCTGGCTACTCGCTGGCAGGGTCTTTTTTTGTTTCTAAATAGGGTTTGTGATATTTTTCCTCAGCTTCTTTTCGAGCGAATATGGCATCCTCTTTACTTGTGAAATACCCCAAAACAATCTGCTTACCTTGAAATCCGATATATGCCTTCCATTTATTCCGAGATGCCATCCAAATTACACCCTTATGTCCGCTCTTATTTCCTTTGTGTAGTTTAGCTGTGAGCGCCGTTTTGCGCGTTCCGTCCACACTGTCGCGCGCTATGTGTTCCCTAACACCTTTGTCGCGTTTAATGGAATGCTTGCACCCACAACTCTTATAATGACCATGCCGCAAACTGTATCCATGCAAGTAAATAATTTTTCCGCATGAGCACTTACACTCCCATAGTCGTGTATTGTCTGTACCGAGTTGTTCGCTTAGCTTGATCACATAAAGCTCACCAAATGTTTGGTTTGTAAGATCGATACGTATTGAGTCAATGCGTTTAGGCATTATCATCACCTTCAAAACGACTCTTTAACCACAGAGGCCGCCCCTCAAATAAAGCATCTGGACGGAGCATAGAGCCCCGATACCCGGGCTTTAATGCCGCCATACCTGATTTAGAAACGTTCTGCTGCGTGGTACCCATATGACGAGCAACCCACGCAGCTCCAACGTATTCAAGGGGCGGTGCTACTTTACTTGCATCAATCCAATTGGGTTATCCCAATCGCACATTTCAGACTCGTCTTCGATGTTTTCCCAATTGTCCACAACGTTCCATGTCACGATGTACTCGTTTCCTTGATCGTCTGTACCATGGGCTTTGTAGATTGGACGCTCCCCTACCACGCCGTCAATAAACGGGTCCTGCGTTAACGTGATTTCCTTGCCATCGATCGTGTAAGTCTCCATTTTAGTTCTCCTTTTCCCTCATCCGGTATCTCCGGCCTATTGGCCTCCGTCAGTTCCTTGCTGTTGATATGAATATACCACCAATAGTTGTGTAATACAACCGAACAATACGAGAACAAAGCATTAATTTTATGGTATAATCGTTATGGATTAAATAAGGAGGATGGATATTATGCTGCCTGATCCCGAGCGCAAATTATTACGAATTCTTATCAACTATCCGAGTCCAGTCCACGCCAGCCGCATGCCGGACTTCAAACGGCTGGAGATAATGACCGGACGGAGGCGGCCTGATATTATGAGAGGACTAGAGTACCTCGAGGCTGAGGGATACATCATTTGGCCGGATAAGTCCACGACAGAGGGAATACAGATCATCAGGACAGAAGTTCTTGAAAAGTCTCCGCCAAGACAGAATAATGCTGATTATTGGACGAAATATTAAAGCCTGCCGGTGTCATGCCTGGCAGGCTTCTTCTTTCTTTTAGAAACCAAAATGAGGAATAAATCGTAGCACATAGATGATACATTTGTTAGTATTTAGGAGGAAAGAGGGGGTTGAGGATAATGAAGCTAAAAGGTGTTTTATTATTTGCCATTTTATTAATTATGTTGGCTGGATGTAGTGAAAAAGGGCAAGGGACGGGGCTGATCAAGAAAGATCTAACAATCGAACGCATCGGAGAAGAGAAGTCAAAGGTAGAGTATGGAATGAATCGATCCGATGCAGAGAAGGTTCTGGGGACAGGCGAAAAATCCTCCTCCATGAACTTTTTCTCATATAAGTCTGGTATAAAAATTATGTATCGTGAAGACAAAGTGGCTGGGATTTCCTTGGAGAAAGAGGCAGCAGATGCATATCAATCACCGAAGATCAAGATTGGCATGCTTAAGGAAGATATCAAGAAAGCCTATGGTGAGGATAATGTACTCGTCGAAGCAGATAAAACCATAGACTTTGCTTACGACACAAAGGAAGGGGTGTTTCTGACTCAGGACTCAAAGAGGAAAGAAAACATCGAGGATATGGAAAATGTATATATGATATCAGTTGCTTTTGATGACAATGGTTATGCGGAAAGAATAATGTTCCTAGACCAACGAATGGCGATGTATATGAACTAACCCCACAAAAATGTGGGGTCTTTTTTTTATGTCCAAAAATCATGTGCGCGCACGTCGTATCCATGCTTCCGTAACGTGGATATGACCTTCTGTATTGTTTCTACACGCGGTTCGTATTGATCGTCCCGGCAAAGCTGCGTTATCGTATTGCGGTTTAATTTGGCGTGGTCTACTAACCATCCCTGAGTGATGTTATTCCTGTCTAAAAATCTCCCAAGCTTCGTTCTCTTTTTCCCCAGTCCGTACATTTCTCCCCACCCCTTCTACTACAGAGGATGGACAATCTATGAAAATTTTATTCATGGAACTATGAAACATAGGCAAGCCGTACCGCATAGATATGTAACCAGATACGGCACCAAGGGCTCAGGCGCCAGTCCGGTTCCGTAACCAGTTCAACAACAAGGTGGGATGCGGATGATGTCGGCCATTGATGCAGGCAATTACATGACCAAGTTTTATGACGGTCGGCAGCTGAGGTCGTTCCCCTCCCTGATCGGGGAGTATCGGGAACGCAACCTCCGGCAACAGCACGGAGATTATGATTTCGAGTTTGAATACGACGGCCAGCGGGGGTTCGCCGGCACGCTTGCTCTCCATGAGAGTGAATGCGCGGAGAGCCGGAAAGGCGAGAGCAAAGCGCATCCGGATGCCCGCCTGCGGATTCTGCTGGCGCTGCACCAGTTTGGTGAGGGTATAGAGCACCGGATTATTGTCGGCCAGCCGATCAGCACGCATCAGGAGACGGAGAAGGCGGCCATCAAGGAGATGCTTTGTGGCCGGCATGAGCTGGTCGTCAACGGCCAGCGTAAGCTCATTGTGATCCGGCGCTGCGAGGTGGCGGCGGAGGGGGTGACGGCGGGCCTCCTGGTTCCCGGCGGTGGAGTGATCCGGGTTATCGATGTGGGCAGCGGTACGGTCAATTTCGGCACGCTGATCGATCGCCGGTTTAATGACCGCGGGAGCTTCACGCTCGGAACCGGGATGGAGACCCTGCGATCTGTACAGCCTGCAGATTTCGCCCGCCAGATCGCTCTCAGGGCGCTCGCAGGGGGTTGGAAGGCTAATGATAGGGTTTACCTTTGCGGGGGCGGCGCTGGGGCCGTCTTGGAGGCCCTGCGGGCGTATTTCCCTGGTATCCAGTTGATCGAGGGCGATCCGCAGTATGCCAACGTAAAAGCGTTCTTCTTGATCGCGAGGAGGGTTTATGGCTAAAGAGATCCGGATTATTCAGGTGGCGTTTAATGTGCTCGACCCTGACCAGCTGCAGCTCTACAATCACGTCCAGGAGCGGCCGAATAAGTCCGGTTATCTCAAACGGCTGATTCAGCGGGATGTAGACGGCGGGCACGGCGGCGGCCGACTTGCTGCGCCGGCTCCGGAGCTGGGGAATGATTTTGTCGTTGAAGGTTTTATCTAAGGAGGGATAACATGCTTGAGTTGACAGCAATATTTAAGATCCTGGGGATCGGCGTGGTATCGCATTTCAGCAGCACGGTACTGGAGAACATGGGGCATGGTGGCAAGGTGATGTTCGTCAAGATTGCCGGTTACGTTGCTTGTGCCTATGTATCATTTGAGGTCTGGTGGGAGTGCCTGCGGCAGGTTGCCCACACC